GTACAAGACCTACCCCTGGGGTGGGGCGCGCCGGGGGGGGGTTTTGGCACCGGATCCGCGATAATTTAACATAATAGATCTTCTGCGACTTTTTTGCACCGCGTAACCCATTGATATCATTACGGTTTGACGAGGGCGCATAGCTAAACGTGAAATTATCGGTGTTTCTGCGAGTGCGACATCCATGCACCAAACGCATACCAGAGCCGGTTTTCGCGCGCGCACGCGAGGCTGTCGCCTGCGTCTCATCTCGCATCTTGTGTGAAAGAAGAGGGCGACGCCCGTAGGAGTAGAACCGAGCGCCGCCAGTGAGGAGCGCCAACAGGGAGGATTGAGCGCTTCCAGGGAGAGATCTAGCAGTACCCGTGCAGACCTCCGAGGCAAACATAGAGAGACGTCTATGTGATTGCATTGTCCTACACTCAGTCGTCCCAGTCAAAAATCCGTGCATCCTCGCCCGCCAGGCGATACGCGATGACCAGGTAGTTGATCTGGTCGATCAGGCTATCCTCGTGAAACCCGTTGTCATCCATGCGTGCCGCCTTCAGCTCCGCCATCATCCGTGCGATGTCGTAAGCCGTCAGGGACGCCCCTGGAGCGAGCTTACCTTTCAGCACGCCGTTCCACCTGTCGCAGATGCTTTGGTGCATTGTGCGCGCGTCTCCGTAGCTCTCCTCGCGATCTCCCAGGATCTGCTTAGCTCTGTTCAGTATCTTCTCGTAAATCATCTGTGCTCCTTGCTGTGTACGACGCGTATCCGCGCCTGCTAATTACCTTGACGTATTCCCGGTCGATCAGCCCTTGCAGCACCCTCATGGTGTCATCGAGCGTCTCGTCCATTGCCCCCGCGAGATCCTTCGCCGTTATCTCGCCTTGCTCGCGGATGAACCGCACCACATGCAGCTCGTATCGGTTGAGCGGTTCACGCCACACGCGGCGACGCTTGTCCTCCGGCAGAGCTGGTATCAAACCCAGGCGAGCCGACCGTCTTGCCGACGCGATCATCTGGTCCCTGAGCTTGCGTTCATCCATGCTTCAGCTCCCACTGCCTCCGCAGGATTGCCGAGCGCTGCCAATCGCTCCACCTCTTCAGGTGCGGCGCCTGCAAATGCTTCCGCCGGTTCGCCACGGCTTCTAACTCCTCCAGAGTGTGGATCTCCCCCAACATCCGGTCGAACTCTCTCTCCCCCATGTCGGCGTAATCCTTCGCCCTCCAGACGTGCTGTAAGATCCTCACCCGGTCATCCATGACGACCCCCGCGAGGCGTAACGGAACCCAGGGCGTAACACCGTAACACCCCTAAAGGGAGTGTTACGGGTGTTACACCTAGCCCTCCGCCGTAACTGTTACCGTAACAAAGCGTAACACAGCGTAACGTCAGGACAACTTTATGCAGTAAATTCAACAACATAACTTTTCGACTCCGTTACGGCCCACCGTTACGCCTTCCCGATTTTGTATTTGGCGCGTACCAGCCAGAAAACGCCCGCATTTTTAGCGATTTCACCCTTCTTGGTGAGGCCATCCACGGCCCGCTGCCACGCCTGGCGTTTGTTGTTTCCGTCCACCTTTCCGTAGAAGTGTTGCCGCAAATCATCCTCGTTGACGGTCCACCGCGTGCCGCCGTCAGGGAAGCCCGGGCCGCTGGGATTTTCGCCGCCGATCTGGTCGCCCCAGAGCTGCGTGAAGCAGTTGACGATGAGCCGCTCGTTTGGCCCCAGCTTGGTTGTGGCCTCGCTGATGCGCTCCTCATCCGCCGGGATGATGTAGCAGCTCGTCACCGGGTCGCCGTCCTCGTCGCACCCCAGCTCCACCGATTTCAGCTCAAACGCGAATTGCTTGCCGCTCTCGATGTCTCGCTGCTTGGTGGCTTTGGCAAACCGGATCCCGGCGTCCTCATCGACGTGCAGCTCGATTTCTGTGTCGGTGGCCGCGCGCAGTGAGCTGTGACCCCTGGCGCCGTTGTCTGCCTTGCCTGAGTGGTGCACCAGGGCGATGGACGCGTCGCTGTGTTCTCGGAGGATGTCGCAGTGTTGTATGACCGCCGTCATCGCCTCCGGGCTGTTCTCGTTCCCGCCAGCCATTGACCTGGATAACGTATCCACGACGATCAGCTCGATTTTGCCGTATTTCTCTTTGACCAGGTCCGTCAGGTTGCAGAGCCGCTCCAGGTCCGCGTCGGGATCCAGTAAGTTGACTGGGCAGGGACGCACCGCCAACGGGACGTCTTTGTCCTGGTAGTGATCCTGGATTGCCCTGGCTCTGTTCAGGTAGCCGTTGCCGCCCTCCGCCGCCAGGTAGAGCACGACGCCTTGCTTGATTTTGTTGCCGTGCCAATCCCGGCCGGCGGCGACGTGATACGCCATATCCAGCATGAGGAATGATTTGCCGGTGTTGGACTGGCCGTAGAGCACGAGCATTTGCTGCCTGCCGATCCACCCCTTGATCAGGTAGTTGGATTGCAGCACCGGGCGCGCCTCACCGATCCACACAAGCTCATCCAGGAGGCTCTGCGGCTGCTTGAGCTGGCTGAGGCCTTGCTTAACTGCTGAGAGGCCCAGCGCGGCGTGCACGTCGTTCCAGTCTGTGTCGGGCAGGGCTGGCGCGCTCCAGGGCAGGCCAGTCTTTTGCGCCGCCTCCTGGCCTCCGTTGTTGGCGTCGTTGTCTGCGGCTATGCGTATGTCAATGTCTGGCCATTGTAAGGTCAGCGCGTCGCAGACCGGCTGGATGTTGTTTTTGTCCAGCGCGAATATGACTGGGAGCTTTTCCTCCAGGGCCATGTGGACGCTGACGCCGGTCGCCCAGCCCTCCGCGACCCACACGGTGCCCGGGTTGTCTGGGTTGAACTTGCCGACGACGCCGAACACGCCGCCCTCCTTGTTCAGCCCCTGGTTAAATCGCTTTCCGCCCGTCGGTGAGATCCGCTGATGCCCCACCTGTTGCCTGTCCGTGTTGAACAGCGGCACGACGACGTCGGATCCCTCCAGGACCGCGCCAATGAGTTTGACGCCCTTGCGCTCGTGATACGGCGTGTAGGGATCGAACTGCTTTGGCGGCTCCTGCTTGGTTTGCGTGATGGACACCACGTTTGCGAAATCGCTTGCGGTGACCGGGTGGTTGACTGCTTTTGAGGTGGCCGCCGCTACCGGCCAAACCCCATCCTCTTCTAAAATATGGACGATGCTGTTGAAATCGTTGCACTGGCGGCAATTGAATTTAACCATCCCGTCCTTTTCGTTGATCCAAAACCGGGTGCTGGGCCAGTCGTTGTGGCCGCAGTGCGGGCAGCACCCGTGATGCTCGCCTTTCGGACCCTCACGGAGGTCGTACTTGGCGATGATCAGGTGCGCCCATTCACTCCAGTATGGCTTGGGGAAATCTGGCATTTACAGGCCAAGCTCCTTGTCTGTCCAACCGGCAATGCCGAATTTTTCGGGGATCCGCGCGCTCTTCATTGGCTCGGTGTTGATGAATTTATTAAACGCGTTGACAAAGAGTTTGCGGCGGAAGTCTATGTGCGACGGATTTTGCTTAACGCAATCCTTGTAGAACCAGTCGCGGAAAAACACCGCCGCGTCATCCTTGTAGGTACGCTGCCCGTCCTTCAAGACGTTTAGAAACTCATCCGCGGCGTCGCCCATGTTGAGGTGATGCCCGATGTAGTGCACCGCGCCCAACCAGGATCCGACCTTTTTCATAGACTGCAACGCAGCCGTGACGCTTTCCTCCAATTTGGGGTGGGCGTCCAGCACCGTGTCCATCTCCTTTGGGCTGAGCGCGTGACGCTTGAGCTGGCCGTTTGCGAGTTGCGCCATGAAGGTGAGGTTGGCCGCGACGATGTTGCAATTTTTATATCCGCGAATAGCCAACCGGTCGCCGTAGGTGCGCTTCTTGCCCCCGTCGATTGTGTCTTTGGCTGCGGGTGGCAAGCCGGTCACCAGGACCGTCTGGAACGGTTTACCGGCTCGGACGCCCGCCATGCAGCGATGCTGTCCGTTGATTAGGTTGCCGTTCCAGTCGATGCAGATCGTCTCGCCGTTGAGCTGCCACTGCTCCGCCTCGATGTCGCGTGTGTACTGCGCGACGATGCGCTTATCCACGCGACGGTTTTCCGGGTTGCGCCCCAGCAGCTCCTTGCAGAAGTCTGGGGTCATGTTGAAAACTCTTGTCTCTATGTTTGCCATTTTTTGTTCCTCCTAGAATGGGATTTCGTCGTCGAAATCGTTTGATGCTTTCTCTTGCTTGTCGGCGGGTACGTCCGGCAGGCCAAAGGGGTTAACCGCTTCCGCTGGCTTGGGCGCTGCGGGAGGCGCGCTGGGTGCCGCGCCGGGCGTCATGTCAGCAAACGGGCTGTCGTTCTGCACCAGGTCGCCAAACATGGATCCGCTGCCGCTGTTCTCCGGCTCCTTGCGGTCCTCCAGGCGGACGACCATCACGCCGCGCGGACGCAAGCCGATGCCGACCTTGTCGCCGTACTGCCACGCGTCGATGCGCAACATTGTGTGTACGA